TTAGTTTGCAATGAAATCATCGTCATCAAGTGAAATGTCAAGAACTTGATTAGCTACAAGTCCTGCTGTATAAACATATTTTTCAGGTACATGGTATTGTTCGCAAAATTTTAAAATATTAAATTGGGATGGTTCTATACCAGTTAGGTTAAGATAATCCATTATCATTAGATAAAATCCGCCACGATCTGCACGTCCTTCAATCTTCGTGTTGCTAACGTAGGTGCTTTCAATAAGTGGGTTAGCCGAATCGTCAACTAAACAGTGAATTAATTCATGAGCCTTAATTCGTTCTGGATACTCAGTATTTGCGTTGATGAACATAGTGTTGGTGTAGGGAAGAGAGAAACCATATACGCGATTTGGCAAACTGGAAGAATATTGGAAACTGATTCCATAATGCTTAATCAGATGATCCAAATTGTAATCTTGCAAGGAGTCAATATCAGCAATTGCTCCATCTAAAGTGTCAAATAGCATATATTAATCGTCCCCGTTTCCACCATTATCGTCGAGTTCCATATTACTGTACTTCTTAAGCCGTTCACGACCTTCAATAGATTGTAGGTATGTGGAGATAAGTGCACGAAGGGCGGCACGGTCTGAATCGGTCAACTCACCGTCACGGTCGGTCAGCATGGCAGTTCCATCAAGGAGCTTTTCTATGTTGACTTTTTGTAGTCCATCTTTTTCTGAGTCTTCTCCAGTTAATAGAAAATCGACAGACACACCTAATACTTTAGCAACTGCAGTTAAACTTGAGCGTCTAGGATTTTCAGATTTTTTCCAAGTATATAAGTAGTTTTCACTTAATCCAGCTCTACGTTCTACTTCAGAGATAGACAGTCCCCTTTTTTTTGATAAATTTTTAACGCGTTCAAATAGTGTCATAACAGCATCTCCTGGTACTTAACATGAAAAAAACTAGAAAAAAATGTAGAAAAGTACTGGACAAATTCTAGTTAATATTCTAGAATGATCATTGTTAAGAAAAGTTATTAAGAAATTGACCAAATTAAAAGCACTTATTAATCAGCTTGGTGGGCGATATATAAGGTTTTAATGGTTCGTTTCGTTATGTCTACATTCTAGAATATTTTCTAGTTAAATGCAATATCTTTCTTAACAATTATTAAGAAAAAAGGAGGTTAACCATGTTTATTCATATGGAAACAAATAACAAAGCTGAGGCAATCAAGTCGTGGCTAACAAATCACCGAGATTTGGAAAATCAATCTTCAATCGCAAAACGGTTTGGGAAGTCAACTACGTTCGTGAATTTGTCATTGAACAAGCGAATGACTACAAAGGGTGCCGAAGCCTTAGTAGATGAAGTTTACGAATACCTAGTTGAAAAATACGGAATCTAAGGAGGACTAATCATGAATCAATTAGTAATTATGAAAGACAAACAAGCAGTCACAAGTAGCTTGCAGGTAGCACAAACATTTGGTAAGCAACATAAAAATGTCGTTCAGGCAATTGAAAACAAAATCAGTACGGCTGAAAATTCAGCTCTACTAGAAAACATGTTTGTAGAAGGGCAATATACGGCTTCGAATGGCAAGTCGAATCCAATGTACTACATGAATCGTGATGGATTTGCATTTATCGTAATGGGCTTCACGGGGCATAAAGCTGATGGTTTCAAACTCCAATACATTAAGGCGTTCAACGAGATGGAAGACCAGGTTAAGTCTCGTACCTCAATACTATCACCTGAGCTCCAATTTATGCAGGGTGTTGTAGATAAGTTAGCAGCTAACGAACGTACCCAACAACGACTTGAAACCAAAATTGATGGCGTGAGAGAAATTGTAGCCACGTCTACTATGGACTGGCGGAATGAGACTTCACACCTCATCAGTAAGATTGCACGTCAGCAAGGCAACACAGGTGAATCATATAAGATGACTCGCAACGATATCTACGACGAAGTAGACCGGCGAGGTGGGGTATCACTTAAGACACGACTAACCAACTTGAGACGTCGAATGGCTGAGGAAGGGACTTCAAAAACTCAGCGTAAGAATACAACAAAGGTTGATGTGATTGCTCATGACAAGAAGCTAATTGAGATTTACACAGCAATCGTCAAAGAGTTTGCCATTCGGTACCAAGTTTGGAACGAAGAATATTAAGGAGGAAAACAAAGATGAAAAAGTTGATTAAACAAGATATTTTGGAGGGCACTACTAGTAAAGTGATTGAAATTTTGATGGAAAACAAATGCACCTTATCAGACTTTAGAGAGGTCTCAGACAAGGTGCACCGGTTTTACCAAGATAACGCAACGGTGGATGTTGTTAGCTCCATTCGTAAGAATACTGAGCAGAGCTACCACCATAGTCAACTATCAAATACCAACGACCGGGACCATCAACAGTGATGGTTACCGGAGAAGTGGAATAATTCCCCCGAAGTAGGTGAAATCAGCACCTTGTTGGTAACGATTGTAATTGGCTTGATCAACTAGAAAAACGTCAGCGGTGTACTGAAGTTCTACTGTTACAGACAGCTGACCATACGGATTATCGTAATACGGAATTTCATTCATAAGTTATCACCTCGGTTAATTGGAATATCTAAATTATACCTTAAAAATTATTGAAAGAAGGAACCATCATGAATCCAGAGTATTTTGCACAAGAAGTAGCAGCAAACGCGAAAAAATGAATGATGGACTATGACAACATTCGTTTTGGAGCAGAAGTTAAATCAGCAGCATCACGTGGTGAGACCAAACTCTCATTTGATTTTCGTTACAAACTGTCGAATGAAATGTTGGACGCCTTGGAAGGGCAAGGTATTGAACTGATTAGTTTGGCTGATGATAAATATCAATTTGATATCTCTAAGTTGGTGAATAGCTTATGTTAATTGCCTTACGTTTAATCGGTTGTCTCCTGGTTGGCATCATCATTGGTGTGTATCACGACCATCTGTTTGAGTAAAGGAGGTGCCCTTAATGGAACTGACACTAGATGATACTAAAGATAGCGCCTTAATTCGTGGAATTATTGCGGTTTTGCTCCCTGCTTTGCGCAAGGAACTATCAGTTAAAGAAGAACTTCTTACGGTACAGCAACTCAATGAGGAGTACTACCACATAAGTAATGAAGCTATGGCTGCCATCGTTAGACAAAAAGGATATCCAAGCTGTGACATTCCAGGAAATAAAAATCCAAAGTATTCCCGCCGTGCTGTCGAAAAATATATTGCAGAACATCAAGATTATCATAACTAATTGCCGGGCTAGGCTGATGTAAACGCAATATACGAGGAGATAACACAAATGATATCAGTGATCATATTCATTTTGGTTTTCGGGCTTGGCGGAGCCTTAAGAGTTGGCTATGAACATCTAAAGGGAGGTGACAAGCGTGAGTGAGTTAGCACACATTATCGGATGTAACGTACGAGTCAGGATGGTGATGTTGCGAAAGCGTCCAGGACAAGTTGCAGAAGAATCGGGAATATCTAAGCAATCTCTGCTTAATATTCGTGAAGAAAGAATCAAAATGATTAGGCTGGCTACTCTTGAAAGACTTGCCAAGTGTCTTCAAATGACCGTTTCAGAGCTGACAAAAAAAGAATGTTTTTATGAGGAGCGATTAACACGTGCAAGTAAAGACTGAACTAAATTTAAAGGTTAGTTACTGAAACTTGAAAGTATGAAGAAAGACTGATCCCTTGGTATCACAGGGCATATTTTAATTAATTTAACCATTTAGCTTGCTGTTAACAGCGAAACTAACCGTTTCGGCAAAAATGTGAAGAACTGATTCATCATCTGAATAATTTGGGCTCTTCTTGCATAAACTTCATGATTAATAATCGTTTTTAACGAATTTAGAAGCCATACCAGTGCTTGAGACAACTCAATATCTGGCATGGCTTCGTTCATTATAAAGAATAAATCCCCAATGGTGCGATCATCCTGATTTTGCCGTTCCTGCCAAGCTAATAGGTCATAAGTCATCATGACAATTGCTAAATGCCCACAAAGCCCGTCATAATTTTGAACTTGTGATTTGTCGAGCCGCAAGTATTGCTTGGCAACTTTAAAGTAATTCTCAATTTGCCATCTTCGGGCGTATAGTTGAATGATCTCTTGTGGCTGAAGGCCTAACTGAGTCGTTGCCAGTACTAGGTAGTCATCTTGACGGGCCCGATTAGCCACAAATACCAAGCGAAGCTTGAATTTTTGGTTCCCGACGTGCGCTTCGACAAAGCAGCTGTATTGATAAGCTTGCTTGGGTTGATATTTTGAGGCCTGCAGTCGCTTGTATAATGCTTTAACTGAATATTGCCGTCCGCGATATTGATAGTAAATTTTGCTGGACCGTTTAAGCATGCCCACGCCGTTTAATCCCAACTTGGTTAATTCATAGAACATTTTTGGTGAGCTATACCAGCTATCAAATAACACATAGTCAGCTAGAACGCCATTTGCGAGGGCTTGCTTGACAAGTTGCAATGAAACGAGGTTCATTTTTTGCTGTGCTTGGCGACGTCTCCGGCCAGCAATTGTTCGTTGATCGGTTGTTTTAGCTGATTTTCCAAGGACGTTTTGTGGCTTCTTGGAAGACATTAATGCAAAGTTGATCGGTAAGAATGTATTGGCGTCACTCCAACCCAAAGTTAAAGCCCGGTATCCCTTAATATATAATTGTTTGTCATGATCAAAGACTCGCGCTAGTAATTCGGTTTGGGTGGCGTACTCACGGGAAAAGAGTGTATCGTCAATGATCAATGCTAACCGCCGCCGGCGGTCAATAAACGGTCGTAAATGCTTGATTAAATGACTCCCAACTTGACAAACCAAGCGTTGCCAATTGATCCGTCCATCGTTCAAATTATTTCTGACGGTGCGACTGGTAAAGTTAGGTGTTTCATGGGCTCGATAAAGCGAGCGTCCCAGGAACTTTGTCGTGAGCAGCCATTCAATGACCCTCATCAAGCTGATTTCTGAATGCCGGCGATAATTCACCAATTTGGTGAGTTTAGATAGACCAATGAGGGAAGTAAATTGATGAACAATATTGTGAAGCTCGTTTTCTGTATTTTTTTGTCTTATAATATTCATGACGTAAGTCTCCTTTGTATCTTGGTTTTGGTCGACTAAAGTATACAACGCAGGAGAGCTTGCGTTTATTTTTTTGCCAAAAAAGCCAATAACCACACGCCTTTGGCGTGATTATTAGCTTTCAAGTTTCAGGTTAGTTACTTTAGAAGCCTAAATACACGAAAAAAGCCCGTTAGCAGGGCAGCGCTAGCGAGCCAACAGACAAATCCCATGACAAGAATTGTCTACTCCGATAGTAGACGTAAACACCATATTTTGCAACAGCTATTAGGAGGCAACCATGAATAAAGTAGGAAAACAAGACTTGATTGAGGCGTATGAGTCAATTGAAGTTAGCTTGCAACAACGCATTGCATTAACACCGGTTAGTCAGTTTAAGCAATTACTACATGACTTCACACAGCTTTATCGAACAAAAGGAAAACTAGCAAGATTGAAAGGGGTGTCCGTAAATGGCTGAAAACGAGCTTGTAGCATTTGAACCAAGTATTGAAGTCAATCCTACCCCTATTGTTATTAACAACCTAGAACAGCTTGAAATGGCTGTTAACGGGGTAGTCACCAAGTATGGTCAAGACTTTGTAGTGACATCGGACAATGTGGCCGACACGAAGAAAATGCGGGCCAACATCAACAAGATTGCCAAGTCCATTAACGACAAGCGTTTGGAAACGGATCGCCAGTACAAAAAGCCTATGGCTGACTTTGACAAACTCATGAAAGGTCTAGGTAGCAAGGTCAAAAATCTTCTTGATCCGCTTGATAGCAAGATTGAAGAAATTGAGACACAAGAACGTCAAGCGCGTTATGACTCAGTCAAAGCTGAGATTTCCGAGATGGCACCTAACTACGGTGTGTCTGCTACTGACATTGAAATTCAGCCAGGATGGCTGCTTAAATCACTCAGCCACAAGAAGCTGTTGGAACAGATTGCCGAAGCCATGACGCAACTGCGCAAGGATCGTGACCAACGTGCTACCGACATTCAGACCGTGCGCATGTACGCAGATCAATTAGAGCTGGAATCAAGTGGTTGGGCGGCGTTGATTAGCAAGGGAGAACCCGTTTCTGACATTCTGGCTGAGATGGATGCAGCAGCGGCTAAACGTGATAAGGAACGCCAGAAAAAGGCTGAAAAGGCCAAGGCAGCTAAAGAAGCACAAGCGGCCATTGATGCCACTCACCAGGTTAAGCAGGGCGATGAAACTATCGACACGGATACCGGTGAAGTAATTCCGCAAACGATCACAGTTAGGCTGACCGGGACGCACAAGGCTCTCGGACAAGTATGGGCCGGAGCCAAACAACTAGGTGTCAGAGTTGAACTGGTTGATAAGGAGGATTAAATGAAATTTTACAAAGACGGTGCCATTCAACCTATTCCAAATATGTACTTCATTTATGGAGATGGTGGTACTGGCAAGACCTCGTTGGTCAAGCAATTCAAAGGCCACAAGCTGGTCTTTAGCTTCGATATGTCCAGCAACGTCTTGATTGGTGATAAGGACGTCGACGTGGCAATTCTCGAAGAAAAGGATGCACCAACAGTTCAAAACTTAGTGTCTACTATGGTAACTCGTGCGTTTAGCCAGGATAAATACGACGTGATCGTACTGGATAATGTGACGGCACTTCAAAACCTAGTATTAGAGAACATCGACGGTGCTTCTAAGGATGGTCGGCAGAACTACCAGAAGCTACAACTGTGGTTCCGCAAGTTGGGGATGGCACTTAAGGAGTCTGGTAAAACTATCTACGCTACAGCTCATCAAATTGACACTGGCAACGGTGATGATCTGAATAGCAAAGGTCGGTTCGCCGCTGATATGAACGAAAAGACATTCAATGCCTTCACGTCGATGTTCGACCTAGTCGGGCGTATCTACTTGAAGGACGGTCAGCGGTTTATCGACCTTGATCCCGAAAATGGCAATCACGCTAAGAATCGTCTGGACAACCGAAAACTGATTAAGGCCGACGAACTACTTGACGTTAAGAAAACCGAAACTAAGAAGACGACTAAAAAGGAGACTGACAAAAAATGAGTTTATTTACAACTGACAGCAATAATGTGTTTGGCACTGGGGTACAAGAAGCGGGTTCTTACAATGTGAAAATTGTCAAAGCTGAGGCAGGTAAGGCAAAAAATAGTGGCCGTGAAACGTTAACTCTTGATTACCAAGTCTTAGATGGCAAATATGCCGGTGGTGAAATTCGCTATCAGACTATGACGTGGATTGATGACGACAGTGAAAAGCTAAAACAGTCAATTCGCCGGTTCAACACGTTGGTTGTGGCGTTGGGGGTTGGTGATGGTGTAACGATTGAATCAATCCCACAGCTTGCTAAGTCGGTGCTCAATAAAGAACTAACGGTTGACGTTGATTGGGGCGACCCCAACAACAAGGGTAATGTTTATCTGGAAGTTCGCGGCTATCATTTGCTTGATCCAGAAGGTAGCAAGCCTAACGGTATTAAGCGCTCAGATAGTCAGTCAAATAAGCAACATAATGGTGGGTTCAACAATGCTTCCACGGGGACACCGACAACCCCAACTGCTGATCCATTTGCTGGCAGTGGTTCAGGTGACACAGTTGATATTAGCGATTCGGACCTTCCTTTCTAAACAGGGGTGATTGTAATGACGACTTATAAACAAATACCAGGGTATGAGGGTGTTTATGAGGCAAGCAGCAATGGCACCATTTGGACAATTGAAGGAAAAACTACAACAAGAACTCTTAAAAATGGTCAGAGGCAGAAAAGAATGTGGAAGCGACGTCAATTGATACCAAAACATGAGAAGCGAAGCCGTAGTACTCATGGTGATTTGAGAGTTGAACTATGGAAGAATGGAACGCATCGAACCAAGTTGGTTTCAAGGCTAGTAGCTTCAGCGTTTAATTCTAACCCAGATAATAAACCTTGTATTAATCATCTAGACGGTAACCCACTGAATAACCAGCCAGAAAATTTGGAATGGTGCACTTACAAAGAAAATCAACTTCATGCTTTTAAGACAGGACTAAATAAGAATCGTAAGAGAGTTGAATTAGTAAGTACGTATAATCACAAGCATTATAAGTTTTATAGCATGGCAGAAGCTAGTAGGTTCTTGAAAATGAATCATGGATTCGTTTCGGGATTGGTTAGTCGAGGTATTACGAGTTTTGGTGAGTACAAAATAATCGTTAAAGGAGTGGTCTAAATGGCAGAAGCGCCAAGTTATTATGCCATCATTCCAGCCAATGTCCGATATGACCAAAATCTCCCAGGCAAGGCAATCTTACTGTACGGGGAAATTACGGCACTCTGTAACCAAAAAGGTTTCTGTTGGGCGAGTGATGACTATTTTGCCAAACTTTACGGTGTGACAAAAATGACAGTTCAGAATTGGCTCAAGTCTTTAGAGAGAGAAAATTATATTTCTCGTGAGGTCACTTATAAAAAAGATACGAAGGAAATTGAGCATCGATTGATTCGAATTGAAATGACCCCTACTAAAAAAAATTTGGGTACCCCTACCCAAAAAAACTTTAGAGATAATACTACAAGTATTAATAAGAACCATAGTGAGGCAGAACCAAAGGAAGATTCAATTCACTATAAGAAGATTATTAATTTCTTGAATGAAAAAGCTGGAAGAGACTTCAAAGATGTTGAAGGTAATCGAAAGCTAATTCGAGCAAGAATCCATGATGGCTATAGCGAGCATGACTTTGCGTTAGTGATCGACTTTAAGTGTAAGCAATGGCTGAATGATGACAAGATGGAAAAGTATTTGAGGCCTGGAACACTTTTTGGATCGTCGAAGAAGTTTGACCAATATCTTGATGAAGCTAAGCAGAATAGAAAGCAACAAGCCAACACTACTGAACCACAGGGCTTAAGTGTTGGAGAAGGTTCCGCCCGCGCCGCCAATTATTTGGCCAAGCTAGAAAAACAGTATGAAGGTGATTAAGTGAATGACGATATTGAAAAAGAAATTATTGCGATTTTGCTCAAAAATCCTAAAGACATTGAGTTAATTAATTTAAATCCAGAATGGCTTTCTGATAGTGATTGCAGGGCTTTATATATGGCAATGAAGTCAACAGACGATACTTCTCTAATGACCATTTTTGGTAAAGCCAAAACAATTTTTGAGCAGATGACGCTTGGGTATAGTGATCTAATTACTTTGCGAAGTAGTGCGATTACTGACGCACACCTTAGCGAAATGGTTAAGGACTTACACCGAGTCTATGCTGAAAATCAATTGGATCAAGTGATTCAGATGTATCAAGAGGTGCCTTATGATGACAACTTGGAGAAGCTGTCGGTAGCTATCAATAGTGTGAATTCAATTGATGAGCATGTTGACGATGGGAGTATCGGCGCTGAGGCCGAGGAACTAAGATATAACCTTGACCATCCAGTTCAAGCGGGTATCAAGTCTTATAGTCAGCTAGATACATGCTTAGCAGGAGGCTTTTACGGCGGGATGCTCTTCACTCTAGGTGCAAGACCTGGGGTGGGTAAAACGGCATACAGCGTTAATTTAGCAGCTCAAATGATGTCTAAGAATTCCAAACTCCACGTTGACTACTTTACCTTGGAAATGACTAAGCGAGAAATGCTGAATCGCTTTATCAGTCGAGATACTGGTGTGCCGAGTACGGTACTTCGGGCTAATGCTAATGGATTAAAACCTGTGCTTAAGCAAATTGTTAAGCAGTCATCGGAGAAGATGGAACGCTTGAATTTGGCAGTTTATGACCAGACAAAAACGTTGGCACAAATTGCCGGTGTAATCCGGCGACATGCCAGTGAAGCTAAGCAAAATGAGTATATTGCCTTTATTGACTATATCGGTTTAGTCACGGTTCCGGGATTCAAAGAACGCTACCTGCAAGTCGGTGAGATTACACGTCAGTTAAAAGTGATGGCTAATGAGTATAACGTCCCCATTGTGGCATTGACTCAACTTAACCGTGGCATTGAAAGCCGCCAGGATAAGGCGCCTCAGCTCTCTGATATTCGGGAATCTGGCTCTGTTGAGCAAGACAGTAATGTCGTGGCATTTTTATCCCGTTCGTCAATTCAAGACGACATTATCAACCTTTCTATTAAGAAAAACCGCGAAGGCATGTTGATGCAAATTCCGTATCAATTTAACGGCCAGGGGATGAAATTTCAAGAGTTGGAGTTAGATAGCAGTGACTAGTCAGTACATGTCCACTCAGGACTTTAATGAAATTATGAATGCGAATGGGTGGCGCATGAGTCAAGCAGTCAAGGTATACCTAGTCAAAGCTAGCCACTGCTTCAAGCAATATCAGCTAATGACAAAAGCGGCAAAAGCACACCCCAAAAATAAGGTGCTGCAAGCAGAATATAGGCATTTAGATGAGCTGAGGGCTAGTTATGTCTGGGATGCATTAGACACAGCTGAGATTGAACATCTGCAACAATGGCGGTTCCTTGAAGACAAAGGTGACTTCATCCAAGCCATGATGCTTAAATATGACGGTGATTTAAGCAAATGTAAAAATGAAGAAAAGGCTAAGGCCGATTATATTGAAGCCTTGGAAAGTGCTAAACAACAGGAGATTAGAAATGGGGTGAGATAAATGCAGCTATTTTTGCCAGTAGAAGAAGATTCTAACGGCAAACTGTTGATTAATCTAAGCGATGTTGACCCGCCAACTCGGCGGATCATTGCTGGGAATGTGGGGCAGCTTGCTGAGATTAAATTTGACGACGGTCGGCACATTACGATCGATCAGCGTAAGAAAATATTTGCTCTACTTGGTGAGATTGACCAGTGGACTGGTAACTTCACGATGGATATTACCGAGCGGCAAATGAAACAGCTTTTTATCAGTGAAAAAGGTTTGGACGAAGAATTTTCGTTCAGCGATTGTTCTTTGAAGCTGGCCAGTGAGTTTATCGAGTTTCTAATCGGTACCTGTTTTGAGTATGATATTCCGTTCGTAGGTAAGACATTAGATGCTATTCGAGAGCAATACGGCTGGGATATGTTTTGCATCAAATATCATCGTTGTATGATCTGCAATCAGCCAGCCGACATAGCTCACGTACATGCAGTTGGCATTGGAAGAGATCGTAATCACATCAGCCATATTGGCAATTACGTTATGGCATTGTGTCGCAGACATCATCAAGAACAGCATCGTGTCGGTATTAAGACGTTTATGAAAGAGAATCAGCTTAAGGGAGTTAAAGTCACTCCTGAGATAGCTAAGATGCTAAGACTAGGTGACTGGCAACAAGAACAAGGACAGAATTTAAGATTTATCAATGCAGAATGAGAGGTGGTTGTGTGGCTGCTAATGAAAAACTGATGGATAAGATTCGAAAAGCTGAGAGTGAGTATGGCAACTCAGATAATTGGCCTGAGTCAGTCGTCAAAGAGCTTAATGGCTTGGCCAACCGCCAGCCTGATGGCTCGGAAGAGACCATAGAGGCACAAGAATTATTTAGACGAGGATTTACTGGAAATAAGGTTGCTGAAAAAATGCATCGTAGCAGTCATTGGGCGGCGACTCGTAAGTCGATTATTACTGACTTTGAATATACAAACGAAGATTTGACGGAGCTTAAGCGATATGAAGGAAAGCCTATCAAATGGGTGGCTAAAAGAATGGGCCGAAACTATCTGTGGGTGCGTTGCATGCGAGAGAAATTACGGGAGGCAGACAATGAATAATATTTATGTAGTTTTTGAAGACATTGATGAAGATGGCGGGTTTGGTGATGCAATTCCAACAAAAGAAGCTGTAGTTGCTTTCTATACAAAAAGCAAAGCCGATAAATATGTATTGGAAAATAGTCATGAAGAAGTTTACGACGTTCCATATGACGAATTAAAACGTGGAGGGATGCATGTCGAAACGGTTCCAGTTAATGATGACTAAGGAGGTTTCAAATGTTTAACTGTAGCAGCGAAGTTAAGTGGATTAGAGTTACGGATATTGATTGCGGCTTAGTTTGGATCAACTTAGAAAAAGTGGAAAGAATCTACCAAACTAGTTATGGGTCGACATTTGAATGTGTTGATTTAATCACTCAGACTACTGTTCCATTTGAAAAAATTTCCGACCTGCTGGGTGGAGATTTTCAATAAAACACGGCGATAAGGTGTATTACCACCGACACCATCACGCTAAGCAACCGGCCACATGGCTATGCTGGATCACTCGTGGTGATGGGCGGGTAGCAATGATAAAAGTTAAAGGCAGCCACAGGCATATTGAGGTGGCACCGAGTGATGTTGAGATTGGGAGGACAAATGATGGTACCAAAATTTAGAGCGTGGAACGGGTATAGAAATATAATGGCTGATTATGTTTCAGCAATTCAAAATGGTGACACAAAAGGAACACCCAGCTCAGTTAACGTTATTTTAAATGGAAAAAACGAAACTTGGGACATTAAAAATGATCGTGTTGAATTGTTGCAGTTTACTGGCCTGAAAGACGTGAACGGCAAGGATATCTATGAAGGAGATATTGTTACAGTACAAGCAACCAATGATGATGGCTCAACTGATGGCATGCTTGGAAAAATTGTATATGATGAGGATATTGCTAGTTTTGAATTTACCACCACTGGCAAAGGCGGTTGGTACACTTCCAGCTTTGATAATCTCTTTGAGGAAGGGTTTTTTGACATTCATGTTATTGGCAACGTGCACACGAACTCGGAACTATTGGAGGCAGACAATGACACACGAACAGATTGAGTATCGCAATTACGTGCTGCAAGGAATGGCAAGCTACGGGAGGGAAAAGTTGAATGAAGTCACCGACAGCACTAAATAAGCGAGGAACGAAGGTTCATTTGGATGGTTATGTGTTTGACAGCCAAAAAGAGGCCGACTTCTATATGCGATTTGTTCGGGATAGCGGATTGCAGTATACAATCCACCCCAAGTACGTGCTTACACCACTTACTGAACTGGGAAAAGTTAAAGCGTCACAAATATCTTATAAGCCTGATTTTGTAATATACAAGGACGGTAAAATTGCACACGTTTATGACGTAAAAAATTCGTTTGGAGTTTACGGAATTGATAGTAGCGTGAAGTTGCGATTTAAACTGTTTTTGCTGACACAGGGGATACCTGTTGAAGCGGTTGTAGTGAGAAAACATAATTTTAAAGTAATAGCGCAAGGCATTACGAAGCAGCGTAAGCCTACTCATCCACTTGTATGTATCAATTTGCTTTATGACTGGATTGAAGCAACGAATTTGTAGGGGGTAATCACAATTGACAGCTGGACAAAAAGCCTTTCGGCGATTCGTTCTCCGTAGCTTTGAAGAACATCAGTATGATTTAGGTCGCACATTGACATGGTGCGAACGGCACTATCACAAGTTATCGGAGCCAGAACGTATTGCCATGAATCATCTGACTATTAGAGAACGGAACGAAGTGCTATCGGAAATCATCACATTAGGATTAGCTAAGTGCTAAAGGAGCGAATTAATCATGACAAATGAAATTAAAGACAACAGCATCACCGTTGAGGGTAGCGTTTTAAATTCAACTGAAAAGACAGTCAACAAAGGCCAAGTTATCGAATTGAAGGTACGAATTCCAGCGGATCAGTTCGATGGTAAGCGTGATGCCTTTGCGCAAGTCCTCGAGGGACATTCAATTATGACGTTTGCGCCTAATCAAACAGAACTAGATACTGATGGCGAAGATAATCCCGACCAAACCGAATTGGAAGTGGATTAGATGGCTTCTAAATCAGACTTTGAAAAAGTAACGGCTTATTTGCTGGTGCTATCAGTTGGCATTGGGCTATACCCGATGAGAATGCTGGGTGAGCTTATGTACGATATGAGTAGTCAAAACGAGTCCAGTGAAGTGTTAGATATCGGTGTGCCAGATGACATTAAAAGAATCTACGAGGGCTGGACTGAGAAAGAAGAGGCAGCATTCCTGATCTTTTTTGGACGCGCTTGTATGGATGAATTGGGGGTTAATTGATGATTGATATGCGAATTGACCAGTATCACATCACATCGGAACCAAGAAATTATATCGTATCACTTGCTAAATTAAGCGATGATGGAACGCCTAAGACCGTTATGACAAAGGCCGGCGAGGTATTCAGCGAACGTGCGTTAGGCTACTATAACTCGTTGCCACAAGTCTTGCAGACGATTGCTAAGGACATGATGAAACGCGGCGATGAACGTGTCACAAGCGTTGAGCAGTACGTGCAAAAGGCAAAGTCAGTAGATGTGGCACTCAACCATGCAGTTTATGAGCATGGGCTAGAGCTGGAAAAGCAATCACAAAATATTTAGACAGCAAAAAAGAGCTGCTAACAGCAACCCTCACCAAAATAACTCAACAACTTATTTTACCATAAACTAATGGAATGATGGGGGCTGTCAGCAGTGATGGAGATTGATTTTAGTAACACAAGCATGAGTGATGTTTTCCCAAAAGTAGACAAGCAGGCAACGTGCCATAAGGTGGCTAGCTTCCTTAAGTGGACACTACCTCGTATGGTACTGATTGCCGGCAAGTCACTGACCGATCTACGCTCGCCAAATTACGATGGAATGCCGAAGGCTCCTGCTAGTGGTAATAGCAACGATGCTCGTATCGTACAGAAGCTCTATGCACAAGAGGTTATTAAACGAACCGTCGAAGCGATAGGTAAGTGTGATAAGGAATGCCGCGAGATTTTGGACATGCTTTACTTGCAAGACTACACGGATACTATGTGCTACCTGGACTTGGGTTACTCTGAATCTACTTACAGCCATAGCAAGAAGCCCAAGGCATTGCTTCAATTTGCTGATGTTTACTTGATGGAAGATTTGCGCGTGCCTGCTGCTGAATCCTAGATAGTTGCAAAACGGTTGCAAAATGGTTGCGGATTAGGTGCAAAAAGGTTGCGTGAAGTTCGCCGGCATTAACTGGATTTCGGCGTAGTATAGATATCGTTGAAAGGTTAAGAAAAAGCCGCCTGAGGCATTAAGCCACAGTGATGTGGACCAAAGATCGTCCTGTTTTCGGGAGATGGTCGCCAGTGATGGTAGTTCAGGCAATGGTCATCATTAAAACGTCTGTTGAAGGCGTTAAGCTGGAAACGAACCGGTAAACGTTGACGCCAAGTGGTCTAAGCGTAACGCGGGTAACGGTATAACTGCTAGCTGGTGTAGTGAACAGCATTGATGATTGAGGTTGGATAGTCCAAGTTTGTCAGACAAGGGCGCCTGCCAGTTATAAGACGTGAGGAAATGACCGTTAGTCCTTAGCGTTGAAGCAACATGGTTATTAGCTTGACAGCGAACGCCTACCGGCCCAGTGAAGCATTTGCTTTCTCAAAAGGAAAGCGAACTTCTGGCGAAGCACTGGGTTCCGAATAAGATGAATTATTCCTAGCTAAGGAATAGTATGTTAAACCATTAAATATAACATTATCTAAAATGCAAAAGTCTTCGCCTGCTGTATCTGAAAGTAGTCTAATGCTCCACACACAAGGGGTGTGAATGGAGCGTCGATGAACTCGCAAGGTGATTCGATTCAGTAGCGAGTAGTGCAACCGAGTGGGTAGCTCCCATTTAGTGAATCGAAAGCTGCTGAGTAGGATGCAGTATGAACGGGTGGAACTCCTTCCACCGACTATGGCAGTTACACGAGGGATCGTGTGGAAACGCGACTAAGAAATAAGGTCGTTAAAGACTGCTGCAAACGGATGTATTCTCAATCTGTTAATTTTGCCGGAACTGTGAAGATGGATAATCGCGACGGACTGTAAAACAGTTCTCATTGAGTGAGTAGGTTCGAATCCTACTTCCGGCATTGTGGTTGAATGATGAACTGACCACAAGATCACCTCTGATCAGGAACGTGCATAGCTCAACGGTAGAGCAAAGAAGATACGGGTTCGACTCCCATTGCACGTATTGCACGCCAGTCACTAGAAGAATGAAGCACCAACTCTAGTGATGAGAACGTCAGTCGGTAGCAGGCACCGTGAGAGCCTGTCGATTGTGCTTATCGCAAATAGGTGCAAGCCCATGAGGTTGCTGACAAGCTCCGAGTTCGACGATTGTAGGAGTATTAATGCGCGGTTTAGGAGTGGTTACCTATCTGGTCTCATAAACCAGTACACGTTGGTTCGAATCCAGCCTGCGCAATTGAACGCCAATTTAAAATAGAAGGAGCTGAAAGGCCCCTATCTTTTAATAAAAATACATTTGCTTAACAACGGTGTTCATTATGGCCGTCCCTTTGGGGATGGCTTTTTGTTTGGAGGAAGGATAATGACAGACGAACCATTAGTAATTTATCGAGGTAAGAATACAAAGATTTTGCTGGACGGCGATGCCGTTCATAACTTCGGGCCAGTTCCAGAAAACATGTTTGATGAAGTTGAAGGAGGAATTATCCTTCACTTGCTGTATGCGTCTCCGGTGCTTAAGCATTTTAACCCGAAGAAGTTTAAAGCAATTATTTGTGATGAAAATGCGACCGTGGTTACCAAGATGAAAATTGAGAAGTTTAAGATGTTGCCATTTTCGATTGGTGCGAGTGTGCCTACGGTTGATGTAATGCTGTACGGGGAACCACATACTACGTTTACGGATTAATATAAACTCAATGCATACTTTCCTGTTATACTTAATTTAATTAATTTTGGAGGTAGATAGGAATGGGCGCATATACTGAAATTAGTGCCGCTATTAAAGATGCAAGTAAGGCAATTCAAAAGTCAAAGGATTCTGATTTACGTCAGAAGGCTATTGATTTACAAGGAATTGCAATGAATCTTAATATGGAAAATTCAGATTTAAAGCACCAGATTGAAATTCTTAAAGGTCAGTTAGCAGAAAAGAATCAGATGGCACTCGATAAGAAAAGCCTTTGCAGATTTCAAAGCTTTTGGGTGTCTGATGAGGCTACAAGGGATCAAATCGAAGCGCATGGGACACCGATTGATCGAGACTTTTTAGCACATATTTATTGTCCAAAATGTTTGGTTGAACGAAATCAGCTCGTTCCTGTAAATGGATATGGGTCTAAGGAGAACAGACTCTATCAGTTAATGTGTCCTGTTTGTCAGTACAGTGAGTACATTGAATTTAATATTTAACGATGCTAATTAAGGAAGTGTGGTGAGTATGCGTGACTGATAAAGAGCAAGCGTATCAGGATTACATGTCGGGGATGAAGTATAAGGATATCGCGAGTAAGTTAGGCATATCCATCAACACGATTAAGTCCTGGAAGAAGAGACACAATTGGCAGCGAGGTGCACCCCCTGCAACTAAAAAGGAAAAGCACCAAAAGAATGCACCCCAGGTTGCACCTCCTGCAATTGACCAACTGGATTCCAACATTCAGCTGACCGACAAACAGAAAATGTTTTGCGTTTACTACTTGACGAGATTTAATGCAACGTGGGCCTATATGAAGGCCTACGACGTCACTTACAACACGGCCATGGTAAATGGCAATAGATTGCTCAGAAACGCTTATATCAAGCAACAGCTAGCAGAATTGAAGAAGGCTCAGGAGACTGAGCTATACATAAATGCAACTGACATCTTAAATGAGTATGTTAAGCAAGCCACCAGCAACCTCGGCGACTACTTGAAATATGACGTGCAAGAGATGGTCGATAAGAAACACAAAGACGTTCACGGCAATCACGAGCGCTATTACTCCGTGCAGATTAAGCCTGAGGATATGGACAAGGTCGATATGTCGTTGGTGAAGTCCTTCCATCGTGGCAAGGACGGCCTAGTCATTGAGCTATATGATAAACAGAAGGCCATGCAAGTCCTACTTGACCGCCTGCCAGAAGCTAAGTTGACCAGTGAGCAGAAGGACAGCTTCCTAAATGCAATCATTGCTGCTAAAAAGGGCAAAGAAAAAGAGTAGCCGAAGCTACCCAAAGTCGATATTATCTAGCATGCGTTCGCGGCTGACCTGATCTAAGCCGAGATAGGTGAGTGTCATGGCTTCGCTAGAGTGATTCAGTAGTGTCATGACGAGACCGATGTTGTAATGAGACTGAACATAGACGCGATAAGCGCCCGTTTTACGCATGGTATGAGTTCCCAAGTAATCCAGTCCCAGTAAGTCACCAACACGAGCCATAACCTTGTAGAATTGCTTCTCGTTGATATGTCTGGTTGGGTCACTACTTGATGGGAACAGCCATTCAGATTCAACGTGTTTGTAATTTAGCCATTCACGATAATCCAATAAGTCATTGATGACTGGTTTGAGGTAGAGAGTGTTCGCCTTGCCGGTCTTTTTGTCGTGGATAAATGCATTCCTGTGAGCATTACCGTCGCTGTCAAACACGTCATCATATCGCAAGGCCAGAACGTCGCTTACTCGAAGTAATGTGGCTTTCCCCACTTGGAAGATGGTGTAGTTCCTGCGACCAGCTCGAAAACTATCGAGTAATGTTTGTTGGACTTGAATCAGGACGTTTGAGTCTTTGATTGGAAGAACATTTTGCTTCATGATTGTACCTTCTTTTTACGGTCTATTTATCTAAATAAAGAATAAATAACTCCTATAAAATAAAGCATACAATCTAAGCACTGATAAATCAATAAACACGAGGAGTTATTATCTTGAAATAGCCCCTAAAAGGAGATGACCATCAATCCAAACTAAACAATTTGAGTTTGCACCGTTTTCAGAGAAAAAGCTTAACGTTCTGAATTGGTGGCTAGACCCTCGCATTTTTGAAGCCGACAATTCTGAATTAGCTATGGTGCTTCACCCTGAGTGGCTTAATCGACGTGATGTTGAAACAATTATCTGTGACGGTTCTGTTCGGGCGGGTAAGACTCTTATCATGTCGATGAGCTACGTTCTCTGGTCAATGACGAACTATAACGAAGAACAGTTTGGCATTGCCGGTAAGACAATTGGATCGCTTCGGCGTAACGTAATCCGGCCGCTGATGAGAATGCTTCGCGGCCGTGGCTATGAGGTGAAGGATAAGCGGGCGGACAATCTACTGGTAATTAACCACAACGGCGTGACAAACTACTACTACCTATTTGGGGGCAAAGATGAAGGAAGCCAAGACCTGGTACAAGGTATCACGGTCGCTGGATTCTTTTTTGATGAAGTAGCTTTAATGCCAGAATCATTTGTTAACCAGGCGACCGCACGTGCGTCTGTTGATGGTGCGAAGTTCTGGTTCAACTGCAACCCGGCTGGGCCTTACCACTGGTTCAAACTGGAGTGGCTAGATCAATTAGACCAGCACAAAGCAATCCATATTCACTTCACGATGAAAGATAATCCGTCACTGTCTCCTGAGACGATTGACCGTTACGAGCGTATGTATACGGGTGTATTCTACCAACGCTTCATTCTGGGCCAATGGGTACTGTCAGATGGTATCATCTACGACAACTTCGACAAGAACAAGATGGTCGTCAAGAATCCACAGGGCACAGCTCGTAAGTACGCTGTCAGCATTGACTACGGGACGTTAAACCCAACAGTGTTCTTAATGTGGGGACTGTATGGTGATACGTGGCATCTTACCAAAATGTACTACTATGACGGTCGTCACAAACATAAGCAGAAGACCGATGAGGAGTATTCTGCAGAACTGGATAGATTCGAAGACGGCCTTAATCCTGTTGAGATTATTGACCCGTCTGCTGCTTCTTTTATCACTTTGCGCCGACGCGGAGGTCATCATGTAATCAAAGCCGACAACGACGTGCTAGACGGCATTCGTAAGACTGGGATGGCTATGAACACGGGCAAGATTGTGTTTGCGCCTGAACTAGCTGACCTATTTAAAGAGTTCGCGTCATACGTCTGGGATGAGAAGGCCGCAGAGCATGGTGAAGATAAGCCAGTCAAGCAGCATGACCACGCAATGGATGCTATGCGTTACTTTGTGATGCATATGATTGGCCGTCAACCAACGATTCAGACTTTCAAACTAGGATAGGAGGTGAGAGATTGGCACTAGAAATTGATGTACCAGAATTAGAAAACAAAGTCCTCAATAACGCGCAGATTACGCATAATGGGACGTTTATCTTTCCGGCCGACGAAGATATTACCACTGGTGACCTGGTCAGCTTGATTGACTACCATCGACTGCATATTCGTCCTCAGTACTTAAAGGACCGTAAGTATTACGAGGGTGACCACGATATCATGCACAAGGCCAGTAAGGCTCCATACAAGCCAGACAATCGACTCGTGGTTAACTTTCCACGTAAGGCAGTGACCAGCTTCAATGGGTTCTTTATCGGCACCCCTGTCAAGATTGACAGCAAAGATAAGTCAGCCGACGAATACATAAGCACTTGGATCAATGTGAACAATTTTGAGGATGTGAACTCTGAGGTCAGCAAGGAAGCTAGCATGTACGGACGGTCTTACTACTTTGTCTATCAGGACGAGCAAGGAAGCCCATGCGTTGTACCTTCTAGCCCACTTGATACCTTCCTTATCTACGATGATACAATTGCCCGAAACGTCAAATATGGCGTGCATTACAGCTATAACGTAAAGGGTGAGTTAATGGTGTCACTGATGAGTGTTGGTCAGGATAGAGAGTTCGTTATGAACGGGAAATCTGATAACTACTTGGATCAGGTCGGTGTATATGCTTTACCATACCCGATTGTTCCCATCATTGAAGCTGTTGAGAACGAGGAACGACTATCGCTTTGCCATGACATCGTGACCCTGATTGACGCACTAGATAAGGCTATGTCTGAGAAGGCTAACGATGTCGATTACTTTGCTGACGCTTACTTAAAGATTGTCAACGCCTATATGGACGAAGACGAGGTCAAAAAGTTCAACGAACACCTGCGGGATGAACGTCTGGTAGTGGCCGACGGAGCCGAGAACGGAGCCGAAGCTGATACTCAAATAGACTTCATGCAGAAGCCTAATGCTGACGAAACACAGGAGCACTTGGTTGACCGTCTAGTTGACTACATCTACCAGATTGCTAACGTCGTCAACCTCAATGACGAGGCCTTCGCGGGCAATCCGGCTGGGGTAACTCTCAAGCTGAAATACCAGCCTATGAAGGATATGGCAGACGTCAAGGCCAATAAGTTCAAGAAGTCGCTACGTGACGTGTTCCGTTGTGTATTCTCTGTCGTTCCGGGGATGAATCCTGATGTATGGCAGGACCTAACGTTCCGCTTCACTCAGTCGACACCACAGAACCTGCTTGAATTGGCACAGGCCTACAGTTACTTCTATGGCAAGATTAGTACCAAACTGCTACTTCAACAGATGCCGTTCGTTGATGATCCAGATGAGGCGATGGCCGAGTTTAAGAAGGAGAACCAGGATACCCAGCAACAGACGGGCGACATGGTTCAGAACTACCTCAACGGCTTAACTGACCAGCAGAAGGGCGGTGTAGGCAATGCCGCTAACGCTCAATCAGGAAAAGCAACGAATTCAGCAACTAATCAATTTGGACGACCAAACGGACCAACAAAGTAGTCAGTATACGGCCGAATGCCTAGCTTTCATTCAGACCCATCTAATGGCCTTTTATGAGCGTTATGCAGACGATGAGGATTTCCCTTAATCAGGTAAAACAACGCGTCTCCAAGTGGGATATGGACCAATGGAAGCAAGCTATTAGCCAGATGGGGGACGTGAGCGACTGGCCGGACGATGCTAAGCAACGAATGACCATTTCGGGATTTATCGCGGGTATCGACCGTTCCCATTTACTTGATGCTATTATTAGCTTGGGTGTCGTTAAGATGACTGTTTCCAATCAGAAAAATATCACTCATCGATTACAGCTTGACGGCAAGACCGAAGCTAGACGGATGGGTGATTTTTTTGACCTCACTTCTAAGCAGTCCAAGAAGGTTACGAGCATTATCACCGACCCAGAGACCACTAAGATATGGTCACAAAATCTGTGGGTTGATAGCGATAAAATGGCCGGGGATGTGCAATATCTAGTCAATCAACAGCTTAAGCACGGCATGTCGCTCAACGATCTAAACGATATTCTGGCTAGCCATGCCAATCCCAAGCAGTTCAAACCTGGGCAATCCGCAGCGGATCGAATCTCCCAAATGGAGTTCAACGCACGGAGAATTGTACGGACCGAATCGGCCCGATTGAAGGACGAGGTCAACATGGCCACGTACCGGATGAAGGGAGTAACCAAGGTTGACTGGGTATGTGAGCCTGGTGCTTGCTTGAAATGCCAAGGCATTGAGGAACTGGGCCATACTCAGTTAATGGTGCGCCAGGTATTCCTGATGATAGCCATCCTAACTGTCGTTGCTCGAAGATTCCTCATATAGAAATGACAAGTAGGCGTTATTTCTAACAAATGGATCCTATGAAATGTTGATTTACCAACGTATGAATTTAATTGAATAGCTTCAAAGGGTCGATTGTTCGGTATTTACCGTTGAATCGACCCTTTTTGTACCCAAAACCAGGCGTGGATGTTGTAAAAAGCTACGGAAAGTGCAGGCATGGATTCACTTTAAAAGCTATGGATGAAAGGAGTTTTACCCATGAAAGAGTTCGATTTAATGCCGCTTAACCTTCAATTCTTTGCTGAACCAGACGATTCAGGTGGCGATGGTTCTGGTACTGGTGGCAATGGTCCACAAGACGGACAAGCTCAAAACAATTCTGGTGGTCAAGGCGAAGACCAAAATAGTCAGGACGGCAAAAACAAGCCTGAGGATGAGCCTAAGTATACTGACAAGCAAGTAAATGCCATTATCGACAGGAAGTTTGCTAAGTGGCAGACCGAGCAAGCCGCCAAGGTCGAAGAAGCCAAGAAACTTGCTGACATGAACACTAATCAAAAGAAGGATTATGAGCTTGAGAAAGCCAATAAAGCTGCTGCTGAAGCTAAGGCCCAAGTAGCGCGGTATGAGATGACGGCGACTGCTCGCAAGATGGCTTCTGACGCCGATATGATTCTGACAGATGAAGACCTAGGACACCTTGTAACTGAGGACGCTGATAGTACCAAGGCTAACATGGACTGGCTAAGTGGGTTAAAGACCCGCATTTCTGCCAGTGTAAGGGCCGAATTTTTAAAGGGTAATCCTCCTAAGGCTGGCGGTTCTCCGTTGGACGGTAAGACCGGAACCTATGGGGCACAGCTAGCTAAGCAAAATGGTTCACAAAAAGATCCGTATTTCAAAACGACAACTAACTAGGAGGGTAAATAATGACCAAGTTTGAACACTACGATAGCCCGGACCAAGTTCTGGGATTCATTCGCGAAAAGGTGGCGTTCGGTGCATTAATCGGTGACGCTGGCGTATCTGCTGACGCGCTCGGTCGCAAGGTGATTCCGGCTGGAACGCCTGTCGGTGGTGATACGTCAATGCTGGATGACGAAAATGCAATTTTGACGGTTGCAACTGACACTACCAAGGACACGGTACAAGGGATTCTTGAATTTCCTGTTGATGTGACCGCTGGTACTGCTGACGGCACTGTCATCGACAACGGCTATATCAACCGGTTCCGTCTACCAGATGGTGTGACTATCTCTAAGGACATGGAAGCGGCCTTGCACGATAAGTCAAAAGGCGGCCGTGTGACTATCATCGGTCGGAATAAGTAAGGGAGGGGAATATATAAATGGCAAAATCAATTTTCGATGACATCAACTCGACTAACATTGGGTCTTATTGGACCACTTTGTCTCAGCAAACAGATCCTTATTTGTGGGAAACCTTGATGCCAAATTCAAAACAAGTTGCTTCGGACTTCGTCTTCTATCGTGGTATGAGTAATGCGCCTAAGCCACTTGCACCATCTGCATTCGGCGTTCCTGCTATTATGCGGAAGCGCAATGGGTTCGACCGCGTGTCTGACCACACTCGCTACTTCAAGGAAGGCTACTACATCGATGAAGCTATTCGGCAACAGTTGATTCGCGTAGGTGCTAACGCAACCCAAGCTGAAAAGGATATGATTAACAACCATATCTTCCAAGATTCAGTTGAATTGCTTAAGGGTGCCAAGCTAACACGTGAAATCATGCGTAACCAAATCATTCAAACCGGGAAGGTCAATGTTATTGGAAACGGCCAAACTATCACGGCCGATTATCGAATGAAGGCTTCTCACCGCGTCGTAAATGACAAAGCCTGGGGTACTACCGGTTCTAATCCATTCGAAGATATTAAGGTCGCAAAAGAATTAGTTGGAGATGATTCTGACCAAGTAATCACGCGAGCCGTTATGAATCAGGCAACCTTCAACTCACTATTGAGTGACACCAATGTGAAAACCACCATGCTATACGACAACGGCAAGCTGGATAACGTGACGATTCCACAAACCGAATTGCTTAGTTTCCTCGTGCAGAATTATGGCCTGACCGTGCAAATCTACGACAAGCGTTACTTGGATATCGACGGCATCAAAAAGAAATGGATTCCAGATGGCCGGGTTATCTTCTTACCAGATGGCGAACTTGGGAAGACCATTATGTCTACCACCCCAGAAGAAGCTGACTTAGCAGCCGCTTCTGATGTGGATATGACATTGGTTGATAACGGTGTGGCTATTACTACCATGCTTGATTCTGACCCCGTCAACAAGAAGATCAATGTGTCTCAGGAAGTAATGCCTTCCTTCCCACAAATTGACGGTATTTATATTTTGGATGCGTTCGCTAAGGCTGGTACAGACCCACTGGCAACTACACCAACTGCACCAGCTGCTAGTACAACTGACCCAAAAGCTTAGCCCCATCGGCTGATAACGGGGCTGATACGAATGTAGGGGATGACAGTACAGCCAAACCAACCTCTGCCAACACTATCGACCAAATTAAGGCCTACCTGGACGCACAGGGGATCAGCTACAGTGGTGTGACTGCTAAGGCCGATCTGCTTGCTCTCGTAAAGTAGGTGATTAGATGACCATCGATGTATCTACTGTACAGGGGATGGACCAGAAGTTTGCCAAGCTAGATCCGGACGTGATTCAGAGCTGGATTGACTTAGCTCAACCGGTGGTAGCCATGTCCGGTCTGCCTGAACAGCCTGAAAACGTCATGCCACATGGATGGGCGTTGATGGCGGCTCATATCGGTACGCAGATCATGCGCCAGGGAAATAACAAGAGTAGTCAGACTATGGGCCCTCTAACTGAGAGCTTTTTTGACGTGTCTAGTCTTGGTTCTGACATGTTTTTGAAGCTCTACAACGACTTGCTAAAAGCATGGGGGTTAGCTCCCATCGGTAAGAACGAGGTGCATTTTTATTGAGTGAAGATGAATACAACTACATAGACAAAATCGAACGTGAAATTGATGTCTTCAACTCGATGCAGATTGAGGTGGGTGTTCTTCATGACGACTTCTTACAGATGATTGCTGTAGTCAACAATGACGGAGCAGTCATCCGGGCTAAGAATGTGCCTTACCTCGTAATTCCACTCATGAAGGATGGGATACGAACCTACGTCAAGAAGAAGTCAGTTAGTATTCCAGCTCGCAAGTTCATGGAACGGACGGTTACCCGCCATGAGGGACGTTGGCAGACACTTGCTGTCCAACAGATTACCAAACTCATGAACGGGGATGGTAGTGCCATGATGGCTCTTCACATGATTGGACACATTGCTGTCGAACAAATGAAATCCGAAATTGTGCGCTTCAAGGTGCCACACAACGCACCGCTGACTGTGGCAAATAAGGGCTTCGACGACCCTCTAATCGACACTGGTGCCCTGAGAGACGCCATCGACTACCGAATTATTCCTAAATTAATTTGAGAGGAGGTGAAAATATGGCAGATACGAGTTCTTTAACTCTTAATGTATACAAGAAAGGTGACCTTAAAACGGTTATCGCAACGGGTACTGATACGGACGCTAAGGCTATCGTCAAGGGATTGGCCCCTGGCACGGTTGTGCCTGATGGCGACTATGTCGCTACTCATACTGACCCAGCTGGTACTTTGACTGAATCTGATGCAAAGGATGTTCCGGGATGGACTGTCCCAAAACAGAAGGCACCGGCTCCGACTAACCTGGTGGTAACGCCAACGGCTGACGGTGCGACTATCGCCGCTGGGACAACTGAATGAATAAAGGAGTGATGACTAATGTTTGACTTCGACGACATGATAGACCGCTGGGGGATTCCGCTTGAAATTGAAATGGGAGGCGGCAACGATGGCGGCCATTATGATGAATCTGGTGAGTGGGTGGCTGATAAGGCCGTTCCACTCAAAGTCAACGAGCCATTACTCCCGCCTGGAACTAACGCTAGCCCTGGTACTTACTACACGGGCAACCGGGGAGGAATGCTAGATGTCTGGGATATGGACTGGTACTCAAAACAACCGAAAATAGCTGACCAAACAGAGGTCAAAGACCTTGAACGTGGAATCACCTATCGAGTGGCAAAAAGAGCGACTATCAGCCTTATGCCGGTATCACAATTTACAATCTGGAGGCGGTGACGACTAATGGAAAAACCGTTTGACTGGAAGACCTTAATGGCCAAAATCAACGAGTTAATTAAGCAAGAAACGGGTATGGATTGCATTGTCGAGGGCGGAATGGGCCCCCAGCCACCATATCCGTTTTTTACGTACCAAGTCCGACCATACATACCCATCGACATTACGGATAACGTGGATCGAGAGGAGTTTGAAGCTGAAATTGACTTCATGTGCCACTCTCAAAGCGCCAACGAGGCGTACACCTTGGGTAACCAACTACGGAAACTATTTGAAACGCAGTCCATGGACTACCTGGGGGATGAAAACGACTTTGGTGTGGTCGACACAGGGGAGGTTGAGTCTTCAGACAATGTGATTACGGTTCAAGTTGAACGTAGAACTGAGTTCACCGTACGCCTTCGATTGCTAGATACCTTTAAAGACAAAATAAACACAATTGGCGATATTGGTATCAATGGAGCCAATCTATCTGATAAAGATAAATACAAATGAGAATAGGAGGGATTTAATTGCCAGTAATTCCAAAAATTACCGATGTGTTTGTCACCATCGACATCACACACCCTCAAACGACGATTGGACTTAAAAATTCCAACATTTTCGTTAAGGGAGACAAAGAATCCTACAAGGAATATACATATCTGGACGCTGTGGAAGCCGATTATCCGGCCGACACGAGTGTCTACAAAATTGCTGAGCAGCAATTCGCTCAAAGCCCTGCACCAGAATTGGTAGCTGTAACGACTTTCACGGGTGATTCGACTGTTAAGGCCCAAGCACCCGCACCATCTGGCGTTACGGCTGACGCAACCTCTGACGGGGCTACAATCAAGGCTACTCCGGTCACCATCAATGAACCGGGAGATGACGTGCCAACCACTGGCATTGCAAAGGCCGGTTTTGACTACTTCTACAACAACTGGGAATTTGCTATTTTAGCTGACTACAACAAGGATGATGCTTTAGCGTTGTCCAATCTGATCGAACACGGCGGCTACGATGCTAAGGGTTATCACATTCTGTTCTTGCAATTTGGTGAAGATAACAAGAACGATGCAACTGAGTTCGCTACTAACTCCCGGACATGGTGCTTCTACCATACTGATACGGACGAACTGTATGCGGCGGCTTTAGCTGCTGTCGGTGCTCAGGGGACCATTGGTCAAGTATCGTGGAAGTTCGTATCTGATTTGGCAAATGTTACGCCTGAGACTCTTCCGGCTAGTGATATCTTGGCGCTGGAAAAGTTAGGACTTATCTGCTACGTGCACAAGGGTAACAACGACAACCAAACTGACGACAAGAATGCCGCTGGATATTACATCGACGAAGTTCATGGCCGTGACCAAATCAAGGCAACTGTTGAAGGAAACCTACAGAACACCTTGAACTCGGCTGGCAAGACACCGTTTGACTCGGTTGGCTTAGGGATGATTGCCGCTAGCCTAGATAGCTCTATGAGCCTGTCTTACAATGCGGGGATTATTGCGACTGATCCTGATACGGGTAAGCCAATGTACTCAACTCACGTTCCTTCCGTAAAGGAAGTAGGCCGTTTTGCAATTGCTAGCCGTGTTTTGAAGGACACGACTTTTGGCTATACGCCATCTAGTGCCATCAATACGGTTTACGTCCACGGTAATGAACAACAATGGGTCTAAGAAAGGGGGAAAAGTAAATGGCAGTAGGAAACGCAGTTGACGACTTTACTGGTCGCAATTCAATTGATATTGGTGAAGGACGGACGCTTAACTTGTACAAGGCTAAGGACGTCTCTATCACCATCACACGGGCCGATGGATCTACCGTAATTCTTCGGAACTTCCAAGACGGTGATATGGTTACTCCGCAAAAAACTAACAATAAAGTGGACGCGATGAGTGACCCACAAGCATCTGCAGCGGCTTCGGTCACGTATGACGCAATGGGGACTATTCAAACCACCGTGCAACAGGGATCTCCAACCAACAACTTACTTAGTGAGTTGTACAACACTGATGAAGTGTTTGGCTTTCACATCGCTTATGGGGATGAGAAGACTGGTGGGGACCATTGCATGATCCAGAAGGCACCTGACGCGCCGTTCGGTAAGAGCGTGCCTACTCGTGCTTGGACTGCACAAGTCTTTGACTACAAGTACGATGGCGACGCAAACGCTTAGCACCGGGAAATAAATAGAATTTGAGTAAGGCTGCCGGTGCAGTCTATTTTTTTGCTTAAATTTTTGGGACTTGGCACGGTTCAACTCCGTGTCAGGCCATTATTCAAAATAAAAAAGGAGATATTTTACTTATGACTGAAAAAAATGAAACACAAGTAACTAATGTGGCGGTAAAAACTACTACTCGCAAAAAGGTAGCACCTAAAAAGAAGGATTACTCCAAGACCATGAAGCAGGAAACATTTACTGCCGAATCTGGAAACGAATATCTTTTCACATATCCTGGCACATTTTACGTTCAGCAAAATGTTAAGGACGCTTCTAACGTCAATGGTTATGAAAATAAAGCCTTACTCCACCAAGCTTTGATGAAGTTTATTTTGGAAGGCGATTATGACTACAGTTTTGATAAGCAAATTAAGGACGCTGATAAAACTAGTTCAGTGAAAGCAAAAGACCATGATGGAAGCATCGTTAACTACGACTTCAAGTTCCCTGGATTAGAACGTCTAGAAAACATGGTTGAAGATTCAAAAATGTACAACGGCGGAATTGCTATGTCTGAATATAACAAGCAGGTCATGCAACATGTATTAATTAGTCCAAAAATCAAGTTTGATTATTGGGATCACCACGATGGCTACGCTACGACTATGCAAGAAGCCGACGTATTCCTGGGAACGGTATCGTCTGAATCCGACTTCAACGAAGTTATGGCAGCGGCGGAAGACTTCGTGAAGCAGATGTTTCGGTAATCAATACGAGCATAAACCAGAACAAGTAAAGCAAGAAGCACAATACCTTCTGCAATACTATCGCCCTTCTATCTATGGAATTGCCACTGTTGAAGAAACTAAACATATGACTACTGATGAATTAGTTATAGCTAACGCGTTGGTAGATGAGATTGAAGAACAGAGAGATATTCGCATGTCGAATGCAATTGTTAAGGCTTTGAATCCTGGCGATAACTAGAGAGGGGGTATACATAATTGGCTTTAAGAAAAAGCTTCATTGAAATTGCGTATAAGGTCAATAAATCAGGATTATCGGAGGCAAAGCGTGCAACCGACGAACTGATTAAAAACCAAGAAAAGGCTTTAAATAATCTTGATGGATATGTTAAACGTGTTCATGACATTGAACAGCGTCAGCGGGATGCTAATGCCGAAGCTCAAAAGAATCAAAGTATTCAAGCTCGAAATGCCGCGCAGGCTTCTAAAACTGCACAAGAGCAGTCCAAAGTAACTGAATCAGTTGTTAAAACAAAGGCTGCTCAAGACAAACTTGCAGAGTCCGAGGGACGCGTACGTCAAAAGGCCAGTGAAACTAGCGATTCTGTTGTCCGTAGCCAAGAAAAAAGCAGACGGGCTGTAGAACACACTAGAACTAGTACTGAACGGACAACGGGAGCATTCGGCCGTTTACATAGTGCTGGTAGTCGATTAGTCAGCATGGGTACTGGCATTTCAATGGCTATGCTACCCGTGGCCGCTGCATTCAAAAAGTCGGCTGATGAAGCCACTGAGCTAGAAAATAAATACACCACCATTCGCAACCTACTACATACAGGTGGTGAGTCAGCCGGAGCGTCCGCTGCTGAAACCAAGCAGATGGAGAAGGACAATAATCAGTTCGCCCTGCAATACGGGGTTGCTCCTACTGAAATGTCCAAGGGTGGCGAAGAGCTGATTCGGCGTGGCTACTCTGGTAGTCAAGAATTAGCCTCACATAAATACTTTCTGCAAGCGGCACGAGCGTCTGGGGATGACTACAACTCGGTTGTTGGCTATGGCGCACCTGCCCTAGAACAGTTCGGCTACAAGGCCAAGGCCGGTGACAGCAAGAAAAAGATGGCTGCCTATACTAAAACCGTTCTTAATCAGATGGCTTATGGTGCTGACTTATCTGCGACTGACTTTACCGGGATTGGAAACAGTCTTCGATACGCTGGTGCCACGGCTCACTCAGCCAATCAATCGTTAGCTGGAACTATTGGTGCCGTTGGGGTACTAAGTAATAACGGTCAAGACGGTACAGTAGCTGGGACTGGTTTGCGTAAAGACATCAACTCATTGATGAATACCACAAGCAACGGTGATAAAGCATTAAAGTCTATTGGATTGAGCTCTGATGATCTACGTGATTCTCACGACAACCTATTAAGTCTGGACAAGGCATTTGAGCTGTTAAACAGCCACATGAAGGGCATGAATGACACCGAACGTGCGTCCGTTTTCCATAGCTTGTTTGGTACAACTGGTCAAGAATCAGCTCTGATTTTATCTAAGAACGTTGAGCAGATGAAGTCACTGACCGGTCAAGTTCAAAATGCCGAAAAGCAGGGCAAGGGTAAAGGATATATTGCTGACCTAGCCCAGAAGAACATGAAGTCCTGGAAGAACCAGATTGAAGTCTTCAAGCAGTACATGAACGTCATGGGACTTGGATTCACTAAGACAGTTCTTCCCGGATTTACACATATGCTTACTGATACCAACCACGTACTTAAGGCACTTATCAAGTTACCAGAACCTGTTAAAGACCTAACTGGACATGTAGTGGCACTTGGCAGTGCAATGGCAGCTGCTTATGCTGGCTCTAAACTCTTACGCAAGGGTCTTGACTGGATGGGCGGCGGTGCCTCTACCAAAGTTGGCCGTCAAACTCAATTAGTCCAAGACGTCGCGCAAGATGCAGCAGATGTATCTGGATATTCGGTGCCTCGTGGTGGAACCGGGACACGTTCTAGTTCTACTCACTTTAAACCAAGTGCATTGAGCCGAATGTCTGGCCTAACCAAGCTGACCATCGCGGGTGTTGGCTTAGATGTCGGCACGGAAGCCGTTAGTGCGTTTAAGGAAGGTATTGGCACCAAAAAAGGTGGTCAAGACTTATGGGGTGCTGCTGGTAAGACTACCGGTGCCGCCATTGGTGGAGTGCTAACTGGTGGTAATCCAGTTGGCATTATGATTGGCGAACAAATTGGCGATGCATTTGTCAAAGTGGCTATCCCATACTTTACCAAGCAAGATCATAGATCAAGTTCCAATATCAAGGACTACAATAAAAAGGCTAAAAAGACAGGGTCTCCAGATTACAATCAATTAAGAACGGATCCTTATGGATCAGGCGCGGGCACTGGCTTTTCTGGGCTGTCGACTGGGGATACGCCTTATAAGCCACATAAGAGTCAGCCACGCAAAAAAGCGACTAACCCATATTCTGGTCTGTCGTCTCAAACGTCTGATTTCTTACGGTCAACTCGAAAACAAGTACAGCAAGCTAACTCTGAATACTTGAGCATTATGGCAACCGGTTCTAAAAAAGCTATTGCCCAAAACAAGAATACATATACGAGTCTCCTTACATCTGTTAAGTCATATTCAGCCAAGCAGCGTGAGTCTTCGGATAGCAACATTAACTATCTTAAAAAGATTGGTGCAATTAGTTCGGCTGAACAGGCTAAGGAACTCCAGAAGAATAAAAATGGTGACAACAAACGTCTGTCTGCTGTTAGGAATACGGTCACACAGATTGAGAAGGCTGAAAAGACCGGCAGTTCTAATCGAATGGTCCTTGTTGCTAAGCTAAATGGTCAACTGCTTCGCCTTACGGATGCAGGTGCCAATAAGCAGAAGAGCATCTACAAAAAGCTTCGTGAGGGCGTTACGTCCCTAACTTCAAAACAATATTCTTCTGTGATGAAACAAAGTCGGCAAGCAAGAACGCAAACAGTAGCCGATGCTAAAAAGCAGTATGAATCTCAAAAAGAGAGCGCCACGAAGTCTTACTACAAGACGCTCAGTTCTGCCAAGGCTACCTACGGTGTGCACTCTAAGATGTATGCCAAGATTAAGAACTACGCCGATAAGCAATACACTGACACGACAAATGCAGCTCATCAGCAGTACAAAGATACAGTTAAATGGGCTAACAAGTCTGAGAAGGCTGTCGAGAAGGCTGCAGCTAATGCCGCAGGTGGCATCGATGGAATCATGGGCGTGATGTCTGACAACATTACGATAATGGGCAAGCAACTTGCTAAGGCGGTTGGCGGAACCTATTCCAAGCCCGTTTCAAATGAGCAAGCCATCAAGAATAATACCCAGCCTGGTGCCCAGCTTAATAAAGGAGCACAAAAGCTTCGGAATAAAACGACCGTGCTCAAGAGTGGTCAATCCGCGCCTAAGATGCCTAACGCCTTTGCAGGTCATGCGACTGGTGGCCCTATTCGTGCAACTCAAATGGCGATGGTTAATGAAGCCGGTACTGAGGTTGCCTACAATCCCCGTACTGGCAAGTTCCGTCTACTGGGTGATGGACCATCTATCACGCAAGTACGTGCTGGTGAGCATATCATCAACGCCCGGGACACTCGCAAGCTCTTTGCTGGTGGTCTAGGTGAAGGTAAAACGCTCAAAGGCTACGCGTCTGGGACTACTTCGCTAAAGGGTTCAATCGTTGGTGGAAGCGTCAAGGCTAAGGGATTCGGTAACCCACTAGGTTCGGCTGAGAAGTCTACCAAGGCTTCAATGGGGAAGATTTCTAAAACCGTTACTGGCGGTTATGACAAGGCGACGAAGAAATCGTCCAAGTTCATCAAGAAGTTTGGCTCACAGTCAACTCGTGACTGGAAGGGAATTCATGGCGATACTAAGCGGTATACCGGTCGAATCCAGAAAGAAACGATTGGCGATTATGACCAACTTCAAAAGGGTGCAGACAAGCAACTAACTCAAATGAAGAGCGCCCAACTTGCCACCATGAGCAAGATTCACAGTGGCATGAATTCGGAAACGAAGGCCATTGAGAGCGACTTTAACTCTATCATGGGCAAATTACCGGGTGACGCTAAAGATGCCATGGAAGGCTCTATCACGTCTCTTAACGGTGGCTTTACCGCGATCGATTCGGCGCTAAGTCAATTTGGTGGAAACAAATCTGTTTTGAAGCCAATTCACTATGCACAAGGTTCTCGGGGACCGATTGACAACGACCAGCTAGCCGTCCTGAATGACGCTAACTCTGGTCCACGTCAAGAATTGGTTGCTCGTGGTCAACAGCTTCTTAAGCCAGTCGGCGATAACGTAGCTGTTCATCTGCGTAAAGGTGATGAAGTCTTCAATGGTGACCAGGTCGAGCGTGCTAAGCCATATCTGCCTCATTTTAAGAAGGGTACTGGTGCATCTGACAGCAAACTGAAATCACTTGCTAAGGCCAACGCCGCTAATCCAGGGAAAGCCTTTTCTAGCGAATTTACAGCTAATGCCAAGTCAACCGGTTCAACTCTTCAAAAAGGTGTGACCAACGTTGCTAACACTGGCTCTAAGAAGGTGGGTGTTCCATGGTCGGGTGCTATGTGGGGCCTGATTCAGGACACTATCGAAGGTGGCACAGCTGCTGGTGGTAAATGGATTCATACACCCGGTCTTGCTTTAACCAATGGCTTTGGTGCTGCTCGATCCTTTGGCTCCCATGACGGTAACGACTTTTCCGGCCCATTAGGGTCACCCATTCTCGCCATGCATGGTGGTAAGGTTGTTCAAATTGGGCGACCAGGTCATGGTTGGCCGTATAGTCAGCTAGGTGACATCATCGAACTTGACTCTGACGATGGGTATCACCAGATTTACCAAGAGTTTGGTGGCATGAACAACATCAAGGTAGCCGTTGGTGACGTCGTGAAGACTGGTCAACGTATCGCCACTTTAGGCCACCTTAATGGTGCTGGTAGTGGTGCTCACGTCCATGTCGGATTAGCTCATGGTTCTGTTTGGGATCATGGTGGTTCGTCAACTAAGGGCTGGCTGGATATTACGAAGATGCGTGGTGGCTCTGATGGATCATCTAAACTCAAATCGTCGTCCAAGCCTAAAGCCAATAGTGCCCTGACTAAGCTGGTCAAATCTCAACTTGGTTCATCTGCTATCAAGTGGATTGAAAAGAATCTTCAAGACGATATCGGCTCTGCTGACGTTGGCGCCTTGGGTGGGAGTGTAGCTTCTCGTGCACGAACGCTTGCAAAAGCAATTAAGAGCATGTACGGGCCAGCCACTAAAGCTGGTATCGCAGCTGTTCTTGGTAACTGGGAGTTTGAATCTGGATTGAATCCAGGTGCGATTAACCCTGGCGGTGGTGCTAGTGGTCTTGGTCAATGGCTCGGTGGCCGGAAGAGTGCTTTGATTAACTTTGCTAAGAAGAATGGTGGAAATTGGAAGTCAGCTGGAACTCAGCTTGCTTTCGCCTTGAAGGGTGATGGCTCCGACAGTTCCGTTTTGAAGTCCGTTCTGAGCGGTACTGGCTCGGTTGCGTCTTTAGCTGCTAAGTTCTCTTCGCAATGGGAACGTGGTGGATATACAGCACAACATGTGGCTGGTGCACGAAAGATTGAAGCAGCGCTTGGTACCGGTGGTCAGGCTCAAATCGGTAAGAACACTTTGGTTGGCGAGCATGGACCAGAGTTGGTTAACTTTGATCGGCCCGCAACAATCCGTTCAGCTGATGCAACACGACAGCTAGCTAATAAGGCGGGTGCTAAGTCTAAACCATCAATTCAAAATACTTTCCACATCGATCTTAAAATTGAAGTTAAGAACGGGGATGCCAAAGAAATTGCAAAAAACGTTAAGTCTGCTTTGCGTGACGAATTGGACAATCTCTTTAGTACTGAACTTGAAAATCTAGATTATTAGAGGTGAAGTAAATGACCGTGTACACGAAGACTTGGAAGAAAAAGAAAAAAGCAGTTACTGATTCTAAAAACGCCTATGAAAGTTTGTCTGCAACTCAGACTAAGCAGATTTCACAGGCGAAAAATTATCAGGCAACGATTACGACTGCTCAATCCAATATCCAAGCAATCAACGATTCGCTCGCGTACTATTACAAAAGTGAAAAAACTAAGGGAAAGAACGGTAAGACTACAACAAAAAAAGTTAAGGTCAAACGCAAGACACCTGCTAAGCCTAGTAAAACCCAGCAGGCTAAATTGGCTGAGTATCAAGCACAAGCTAAGTCTGCCAGTTCTAAATTGAGTACACTTAAGAAGTCTCCTTCATACAAGAAGGCTTCTAGTAAGTTGAAAAAGGCTAAGTCAACTGCTAAGCAAAGCAAGGCCGCTTATGATAAGTACATGAAAAAACGACATGCTACTGCTCTGAAACGGGTTGCACAGCAGCGTCAGGAAAACTACAAACGTTTTATGGCACCTCATGCCAGTCTTCACGCGACTAACTCGTTGACTGGACTAGAGGTGTTTTTGTTTGCAACTGATGAGTCTGAAACCAATGACTCCACAGCTACGACTTACCCTATTGATAAAGATGATCCGGTCGTAGATCACGTTCAGCGAACGGCTAAAACCATTACTATCAACGGGTACTTGTATGACCAGAAAGCAGGGAAACACTTATGGTCTGGAACAAAAGATGATGTTAGTGGCTCTGGATTACCTAATAAAAGTTGTCGTCAGCAGTATAACAACTTAAAAAAGTGGCAATTTGATGGTACTGAACTTGTTTACAAATCCAATGCCGCTAATGACGTTGGAAAGCGAGTCATGAATAAGATTTATTACAAGGTAGATTGCAAATTTAATCCGAATTTTTGGACAAATTTGTCAGCATAACCTGATACGGTGTTTGCCAGTCGAGTATTTTAAGTGGTCGCTGGTTAATTTGGAGTAACGTCGTCGTTAAATCTTGAGCACTAATGTGCTCAAAACGAGTCCCTTTAGGATAAAAATAACGTAAATTCCGATTAAAGCGTTCATTACTACCACGTTCAGCTGGAGTATAAGCATGGCAGTAATAGGTCTTAATACCATATTGTGATTCAAGTGATACTAGCCCACTAAACTCAGTGCCACGGTCCACAGTAAAGCTGTGCACCGGACCATTAAAAGTGGTTAGGAACTTAGTTAGTGCTTCATTAACAGTCGCTGTCGTCCGATCTTTTAACCGGTATGCCCAAAGGAACCGTGATTTTCGATCGATTAAAGTTAATAAAACTGCCTTACTATGCCCACGAGGACCAACGACTGTATCTAGTTCAAAATCGCCGATGCGATTACGTTGATTAATCATCATGGGACGCTGTTCAATTGATCGCCCCAAAGATTGATTATATTTGGATCGTTGGTCAACGTTACGCCGTTGGCGTACGCCATGTTCAGGTAGATCATTCAAGGAGAAACCAATTCTCCCCTGATTTAGCCAATTATAAATAGATTTAGTAGCTAGTTTAAATTCGTGAGCAATCATTCCTGGTGACCAGCTTAGACGTAAATGGTTGAGAATTTTTTGCTTTAACTCATCGCTCAGCTTAGTTTTCCGACCACATCGTGATCGCTTGTATTCGGCATCTGTTTGTGCTAATTCAGCCTGATAAGGTTGACATCGAGATAATTCATAAGAAATTGTTGACGGTGATCGGTTCAGCCGAACGCCCATTTGGATATTGGACAGCCCTAGTTCACAAAAGATTTCGATTTTAATTCGTTCGGAATAGGTTATACTAGACAAAAGATCAGCTCCTAAAAGATGGGTTTGTGGTAAACACCATTTTAAAGGAAGCTGATCTTTTTTGTCCGAACAGCGTTCGGATTAATTTTACAATCTACCATATAAACGTTTTTAATTTCGCATCAACTAGCAATCAATGGGCTGGATACACAAGCGGTACATCTCCATTTAATCCAGCTTGGTTGCAGCTCTCAGCCGATAGAAAATAAGGAGTGATTCAAATGGCAAAAACAGTACCAGTATATGTCAGCATCAATGCTGATAACAATACGATTACCGAGCAACCGGCCGTTGAAGCGGCGGATGGCTTAATCGAAATGTGGGTAACACCAGTGATGCAGGAGTACATCATTCGCAATTGGAACAAGTACCTAGTGGTAGACGGGATGTTTAAGCGGATGGTAGACACACTGCCTGACCTAAGCACCGACTACTTGATCCATCAAAACGAGGTGTTACAAGGCCAACTTGAAGCGTCAGCTTCTGACCTAAAACAGGCCAAGCAGGATGCTGCTAATGCATTGGCTGAAAATAAGGAATTGAAGTCGGCTAACGAACTCACCCAGCAAGGGCTGATGGAAGCTGTCGATTACTTATCTTCACAACTAACACCGGCTAGCACCACGACCGGCACTGATTCAACTGCAACAAGTTCAGCGGCTCCATCCAGTTCAGCAGCAAGTGAATCCTAGGAGGTGATGGCAATGGAATATTCTGCATTGGCGCAGATTTATGCGCAAGCAATTATTGATGGCACACGGACTATTGAAGCCGTACCAGTCCCGTTTCGGTCTGATACACAAGCCGTTTTGACGCAGTTACAATCAAACAAATAAGGAGATAATAAACTATGTTAAACTTTAAATTTTCAGCTTTAGCCGCTATCTATGCCGCCAACGTTTTGGACGGTGGTCGTACTATTGAAGAAGTCCCAGCTTACTTGCAGGAGGATGTGAAAAATGTCCTTGGCTCCGCAAAAAACTCTACCAGCACCGATTCATCTTCTACGCCTGTGGCCTAGGATTGATGATTGGTGCTTTTTTGATGGGATTTTTTGTGGGAAAGAGATGATGTAGTATGCCACCAACCCCTTTTGGGTGGTCGCTCGTGATAGGCGCTGCTTCGCGTATGGTTGATAACCCGTTTATCGAAGCGTTCCTATGGGCGGTTATGGCCGACCTGTTGACGGGGATTGTTAAATCCTTTTCACCGCGCGCTAAACACAAGGCAGACAGCTCAATCGGGCTGTATGGCCTCGCTAAACATTTGTTAATCATGCTTTTAGTAATTACTATTTATCCAGTTTTGGACGTTCTCGGATTTGATACCATTTCAAATTCAGTCGTCCTTTTTTATATCGCAGAGTATGCCATTTCAATTCTAGAAAACCTTGAAGTCATGGGTTTCCCGATTCCTGACTTTTTGCGAATTCGATTTAAAAAGATGGCTGAAAATGTTGGAAAGGAAAATGATAAAAAATGAATATCACCAAAATTATCCAATTGTTGAGCGATACCGGTATTTTAGGCATCGTTATCTTTTTGTTTGTAGCATGGTTCAATCGAATTAATCCAGCCGTAAAAACTAAGATTGCATCCAATAAATCCGCCAACCAGCGTGAAGTTCTTGGTCTACTGGACAATCTGGCAAGCAATGCGGTTCATCTGCTGTCGGCATCTTATGAAATGCCTGGCGATGAAAAGCGGGAAAAAGCTGTTGCAGATGTCACCAGTCAGCTTAACGGTTTAGGCCATAATGTTGATCCAGCTATTATCTCAGCTGCTATCGAAAAGGCCTATCAATTGATGACCACTCAAAACACTGTGGCCCAAGCAAAACAGGCTCAATTTGATGAGGGTCAGGCGGCCGCAGAGCAAGCGTTCGCAGATAAAGAGGTACAATTGACCGAACAGAAAGCTAAGGCTGATGCTGTAGTCGCTCCCTTAAATGTCCCGGCTACTACTCAAGCCCCAACGGAGGGAGATGCTAAGTAATGCCCCGATTAGATATGGTCGATACGTCCAATAACAATGGAATCATGACCGTTGCCAATTGGCGTTCAATGAAAAAGTATGGCGTCAAAGCCATGATAGCTAAGCTATCCGAAGGCACGTACTTCACTGACCAAACGGCCAAGCCAAGCATTCGTAACGCGGTATCTGCTGGCTTACACGTCAACGGCTATCACTTTGCCCGATTTACGACAGTGGCTGGTGCTAAGGCCGAAGCCCAGATGGCAGCCCAAAGTGCGCTTAAGGCAGGATTGGGCAAGAACAGTGTGATCGTACTTGATTTTGAAGCCACCAACTCTGGCTGGAATCAGAACTCTAAAATTGTTAAGGCCTGGATTAACGAAGTTCATCGCATGGGCTATCCTAAGACAGACGTCTATACGATGGGCAGCTGGATTAATTCAGTGCCTTTGAATACAACCGGCCGTGGTGGTTGGGTGGCTAACTATCCTTATAAACCGTCAGGGTTCAAACTCTATACCGGATATAATGGTTGGCAATGGACGTCAAACATGCACTTCCCGGGCTGTTATGGAACGTTCGACGTGTCCCAAATGTACTCAAACTACTACTATGGCACCGCAACCAAGGCAGCTAAGCCGAAAAAGGCCATCTACTACCGATACAATCCCAAGATGATCTATGCCCGGACGCCGATTAATCGCTACAAGGACATTGCCTTCAAACACAAAGTAGACAACTTCCCGGCCGGCACAGTATTTGCGATTGCCAAAGTGATTAACTACGGCAAAATTACCCGGTTCCAGTTGGCCAACGGCTATTACATCACGTCTAACCAAGCCAACGTTAATCGCTTATACTATTCTGTTGATGGCGGTGTCAAGCGAGTAAAGTCTGTACGCGGTACTCACCGGTACAAAGATAAGGCTCTCAAACATGTTGTGGACTGGCAGCCAGCCGGCACTGAATTTGATGTCGCTAAGATCGCCAAGTACAGAGATACAACTCGGATTCAGTTGGCTAACGGATACTATATCAGTGGAAACAAAAAGATTAACAAATTTGTCAAATAA